ATCCTTAATAAGCTGAATGGTGCGCCTATCGTCAGACTCTACCTGCGTGGCGGTTACCATGCCGGTCTTCTCGTCAATCACGAAATACCCATTGGAGAACCCACACTTCACACCGACAAGGGATAACTGCTGATTGATGCCACTCTTCCTAATGTCTGTATTCAAAGTCGGGTTGACCTCGTGATATACTTCCTCATCTCTTACGCCTACCCCGGCAAGGGCTTTAAAGAACTTCGGCATCTTAACTGTCGGTCTCACAGTATTTCCTTTTTCGTCCTTGTACGCCGGCTTTTCGATAAGTCTGTCATCAATAACAACCATCCTCCGGCTGTCCTCGATTTCTTCCGCGTTCCGGCTATATGCAATGTCAAGGTCTTTCAGTTCCTCAATCGCATCAGCAAAGGCAGATAATCCCAGTGGACTATTTAAGTCAATATCGTTAGAGGACGGCATCCGAAACAATCCGAACAGCATTGAGTTGATCTGCTCACCGTTCTTTTTCGTGATATGTACGTCCGGCTGCAACCTCGACCATACTGTCATACTTAAGTCAATTGGCTTTCCAATCTCCCCGGCGTTCTTAGACACGAACGCTCTGTTCGATATGGAGTAGTAGGTTGTCTCCGTGTACTCTTCCGCATCCGGCATCCTTACATTGGCTGTGAAAAATCTATGGTATTCCAACTTAGTGTAATGCTCGTCACCCTCCTGATAGCTGTCCTGGAACACTATCCCGGTTATGTTGTGGTTTCCGTCAAGGCTGGTTATCTCGAATCTGTCCGGGGTCACCAAATCCACACCTGTTCCGTTCGGTTTAAGCACGACCGTGCCACAAGCACACATAAGCTCTGTCCATTCCCTGATGCGGTCATGCACTGACTTTTCCCAGAACTGTGTCATATACTCTTTCCGCACACCGTCAAATGTCACATCAATCGCGAGTGTGGCAAGTCTTGCTATTTCCCCGCATACAAACTTTGCAAATTTGATTGTCTTAACTCCCTCTTCTGGATTTACCCAGTCCGGCTCTCCCTTATAAATCAGCATCCAATTCTGAATTGCTTTCTGCATATCCCCGGAAGTAATACCAGTTACCTGGAACTGGTCTTTAATCTCTGATTTGAACATCCTGTTCCACCATTCTTTAATAGCTGACATAATTCCCATTGCATCCTCCTAAATAAGTCCTCTGTTATATCTGCGTGCTACTGTGTAAATAAAATATCTGATAAGGTCCATGTGGTGGTCGTACTCTTTGATAACCCTGTCCTCTCCAACTGCCTTTTCATCCCATGCATACGCTCCAAACTCTTTCCTTGTCTCCACACAGCTTTCATGGATCTGCAACATTCCAAGGTTCAAATACTTTGTTACCTCCTGGATTCCATTCAGCACATCGTTATTTCCATCTGTACAGGTAAACTCTCCGTACTTTCGGATGGTCGCTTTCATAGCTGCCGCGGACGGGTCTATCACGATGGATGTGATCGGGAAATCTCCCGCCACCTCTTGGATCATCTTGTAATATGCCTCGTTGTCAATCGTCACTCCGGTTTCCCTTCCAGAATAATGTCCCTCCCGGAGCATCCGTACCCTGCCGCTGTTCTGTAATTCCATCAAGCCCACTGCAAATGGGTTCATGGTTCCATAATCGATGGATAGATAATAGGATGATTGCGGGCTATACTCATATTCTCCGCGGAAGATGTTCTTTTCCTTATCGAACATCCCATATACAAGCCCCTCGGCAATCACCCACAAACCAAGGATAAAACGGTCATAGAACACACCGCTATACATTGCCCGGTATCGTGCCTTTACTTTTTCGGACAGGGATAAGTTGTCGTCCATCGTGAAATGTAAATAGAGCAGATTCTTTTCTGCCACTTTATCAATCCAATTTGTCTTGAACCAATGGCTGGGGGAATCCGGGTTGCAGTTGAACCAGAACTTAGAACCATCCACAGAGCATCGTCCGGTTGCCTGATTCACAAATGATTCCGGCATCAGTGCTACTTCATCAAAGAACATTCCCGCAAGCGTGATACCCTGAATAAGATCCTGTGACCGCTCATCCTTGCCGCCGAAGATGTAAAAGAAGTTTACCGTGTCACCCTTGCTGATCTCCACCATATTGTCAGATCTATGATCTGCTACCTTATAGCCACGGCTCCGGAGCATCAGTTTCAGCCAAAACAGCACATTGCGTCGGAATGAACCGATCGTCTTTCCTGCCATGCCTAGGTTCTGCTGATTGAATGTGCTCATAGCCCACAGGGCAAAACTTAATGACATACTCAATGTCTTTCCTGATCTGATTGCTCCGTCTGCTATGATGCCATCCATACCCTTTACCGGCGATGCATCACACCACCACGTCAGAACTTTCTTCTGCTTTTGGGAAAATGGCATGAACGTAAAGCCGTTCTGTTTATACTTCTGTTTCATCCTCACAGCATTTCGCATAACGTTCGCTTTCAAGTCAGCTATCCGTTCGTCAATGCTTTTCCAATCACTCATCTGACCACACTTCCTGTGCCGATGCGTTTAAGGCGTCTAAGAAGTTATCCTGTTCCGGCGCATCCTCGGCACTATCCTTGGTCTGCATCTCCAGTTTAAGCAACTCCAGATCCAGTTTACGCTTATCAAATTCTTTCCGGTGTTTATCGTCTGGATTCATTTCAAAGAATTTCGTAAGCCAGTCAATAGCCCTCTGCTCATCTTTCATTACCACTGTCAAGCCGTTCTGCCCCTCTGTGATGCTCTTGATAAGCTGTGTATCTACCTGGCTGGATTCTTTTGCTCTTAACGAATTGATAGTAACCATTCGTCCATCCTTTGTCTCTATATCCTCTCGGCCAAACTCTACAACATTACCGATGTCTCCAAATGCTATCCTCATTTGCAGTTCCACGATATCCTCTGTTCCTGTCACGATTTGCTGACGCTTTATTTCTTTCAGCCGTTCAATTTCCTTTCGCACCTTAACATTTCTTAATAATTCACTTCCACGCACCATTGCGCTCTCATACTTGCATCCATATGCTTTCTGGTAGCTCTGCGCCGCATTGAATGTCCGACTGTAATATATGCAAAACATCTGCTGTTCCGATGTTAGATCACCATTTTGCAATGTTCCTTTTGTTCCATCATCAACAGGTGCTTCTCTTTTCTTCTTTTCCTTTGAAACGTTGCGTTTCGTTTCGTTTTTCTTCTGAAACGTTTCACATTCATTCTCATCCCATTTATATCTGTTCTTCCATGTTCTGATTGTAGCCGCGGAACAATTCAGCTGGCCAGCAATGTCCACCAGCTTCATGCCATCCTTATACAATTTATATGCTTTATCAACTAACGGATTTTTTCTTGCTGCCAACTAATCATCTCCTTCAAATGCAATAAAAAAAGGACATACCATTATGGTACATCCCATCCTCTAAGCAAGCGTCCGGATTCTAACCGTAGCAACTGCCATCACAGTCACAGCGTAATCACCCAATACGACTACTTCCATGCAAGTTACCCGGAATTGCACCGGGCTCTCCGCTATGCGGTGTTCTCCTCTGTGAACTATAGCCTCGCAACTTAAATATACCATATCCATTTTATAAATTCACTATATGTTTTTAAATCATCTTGTACTGCTTTTATATTTTTGGTTTCATCATCCTTGTTATTCACAGCGCCTATTCCTACAGTATTAAGATAATACAAATTACTCAATTTTGCCTTACCTTCTTGGTTTATTTCTTCGCCTATAATTGCTCCATATTTTTCTTTAGCATTAATTATACTTCCCTTACTATAGCACTTTTCAATAATATCTTCTCTACCTTTATCATTAATAACTCCTACTATTCCACCAAAGGAACTTGTAAGTTCATCATTTTCAGAATATGCTGTTATACTTCCACTGTTATAGCATTCCATTAATGTTGAGTGTGATAATTTATTTTCTGTATTTCCAAGCATGCCTACTATTCCACCTAAAAATGCTCTTCCCTTTACTTCATTTACATTACTACAATTTTTTATAGTTACTCCAATATAAGATGAGCCGACTATTCCTCCAACACAACCTCTTCCAGTTACTTTTCCTTCATTATTACATCTATCAATAGTACTTTTGCCTTCCACACTAGCCACAGTAACTCCAGATATTCCCCCAACGTAGTACGAATCTCCTTGTTCTGCCTTTACTGTAATATTTCCATAGTTAGTACACTCTATCAATTTAGTATTATTGGATAATCCACATATTCCGCCCATTTGCAAAAAATTATTTGTTGAATAAGATATTACATTTCCGGTATTAGTACATTTTTCTATTTTTTCACCTGTGCATTGTGCCACAACACCTCCTACTGTATTGTTGTTTCCTTCCTTTAATACAACTGTCGTATTAAAATTGTGGCAATTTTCAACTACTCCTCCTCTTACAGCTCCTGCAATTCCACCTGTAAGATTTATTCCCTCTATGTAACTATTTTTTATTGTTAGGTTTTTTACTGAATTACAGTTACCGAATATTCCATTAAACTTTTCTTTA